AAGTTCTCCGGGCTGTGCGGCAGCAAGGGCAGCTATTCGAACAAGCTCGAGCAGATCGAGGATCGCTTCGGCGATCTCTATGCCGAGGAGATCGACGAGCGCAACGGCGACACCAAGAATGTCGATCCCGACGTCGAGCGCCGCTGGATCGCGAAGCCGAAGCGCGCTTCGGTCGCGCCGCTGCTCGATCCCGACGACCAGATGTCGACCGAGGTCGGCCTCAAGTCGCCGCTGTCGGTCGGCGTCGCCCGCGCGATCCGCCGCTACCAGGACGACAAGTTCCTGCAGGGCTTCTACGGCACCGCCTATGTCGGCGAGCAGGAGAGCCTGTCGGCCGTGCCGTTCAAGTCGGCCAACGTCATGCCGGTCGACTACGGCATCAGCGGCACGCCGACCGGCCTGACGCTCGCCAAGCTGATCGGCATCAAGAAGTATATGCGCAAGAACCTCGTCGATCTCGAGGTCGAGCGCCCGGTGATCATCACCACGTCCGAACAGGAGGAGGATCTGCTCAACATCATGCAGATCCAGAGCCGCGACTATAACCCGATGACCCAGCAGGTGCTGCAGTCGGGCAAGGTCGTGTCGTTCATGGGCATGGACTTCCTGCAGGCCGAGATCGGCAATCCCAAGGCGTACAAGCTCAGCGCGAGCCTGACCGTCGACGGCAGCGGCTATCGGCGCCTGCCGGTGTTCCTGCGGTCGGGCATGCACTGGGGCAACTGGCTCGACTTCGAGGGCCATGCGGATCTGCGGCCCGACAAGAACCATAGCGAGCAGATCGCCGGCTACACCTGCGGCGCGGCGACCCGCGTCCTCGAGGACAAAGCCTACCAGATCCTCTGCGCCGAATAACCCGCGAGCCGAGGGGCGGCTCCGGCCGCCCCTCAACCCGCGATCGGGCCCACGGGCCACAGGAACAGGACGAAGGGAGTTTAGACGATGGCCAAGGGTTATTCCGCCGAACTGGTCGGCGTCATCGACGGCAGCAAGGTGCCCGCAATCAAGGCCGACGGGCGCGTCTATGGCGCGCGTGTCCGCGCCTATCAGGCGACGTTCGACATGGCCGCCGCCGCCGTCAAGAAGACGAACGGCGACACCAACGTCATCTGCCAGGTGCCGGCGAACGAGAAAGTGATCGCGATCGTGGGCCTCGCGTCGGTGACGATGGGCGCCTCGGCCACCATCGCGATCGGCAATGCGACCACGCCCGCGAAATACCGCGCCGCCGCCGTGTTCACCACGGTGAACGCGCCCCAGCTCATGATGTTGTCGTCGGCCGGCGACGATGCCCCGCTGGCGGCCGAGGAAGAGATCATCTTCACGATCGGCGTCGCAGATCTGCCGGGGGCCGGCATCCTGCAGTTCTGGGTCATCACTTCCGGCCGCTGAGGTCTGGGAGCGGGGGGAGCGCCGCCGGGATTGTCGGAACCGCATCCAGTCGGTTTCGGGAGTGCCTTTCCCGGCGGCGCCTTCACCATAAGGGAAGGGGCGGCGCATGGCGGGCGAGCGATCACAGACGGCGTTGATCAACCGCGCGGCCGCCCTGATCGGCAGCACCAAGAAGATCGCCGACATCGACGAGGCCAACCCGCTCGCCAGCTTCGCCAAGGCGATCTGGGACGGCGCGGTGGAGGGTACGCTTTCCGAGCATCCGTGGAAGTTCGCGACCCGGCGCAAGCTGCTCAACCGGCTCGTCACCACGCCCGAATTCGGCTTCGCCTACCAGTTCCAGCTTCCGTCCGACTGCCTGCGCTGGCTGCCCGCCGCGCCGGATGATCCCGACTATTTTCGCGGAGTGCAGGAAGGCGACCTGATCCTGTCCGATGCGGAAGGGCCGTTGCCGATCCGCTATATCTGGCTCAACACCCAGCTTCCGAAATGGTCGGCGGCCGCGATCGAGGCGCTGGTCCGCCGCCTGGCGTCGGATCTCGCCGAACCGCTGTCGGCGCTCGCCGGCGTCGGAGACCGTGCGGCGAAAAAAGCCGATATGGCGATGCGGGCGGGCCGCCGCCAGAACGGTCTGGCGAGCGGCAACCGCGATCTCGGCACCCGCAACCGGTCGAGCTGGCTCGCGGCGCGAAATCGATGACCCGCGCATCTCCGATCCAGGCGAGCCTGAACGGCGGCGAGCTGTCACCGCGCCTGCACGGGCGCGTCGACCAGCGGATCTATGCGACCGGCGTCGAGGAGCTGATCGGCTATCTGCCGGTGCTGCAAGGGCCGGCGATCGCCGCGCCGGGCACGCGGTTCGTCGAGCTGGCGAAGGGGCCGTGCCGGCTGATCCCCTTCGAATATAACGTCACGCAAAGCTATGTGATCGAGGCGAGCGCCCTCACCTTCCGCTTTTACACCAACGATGTCCGGATCGAGACGGCGCCCGACGTCGCCTATGAGGTGGCGACACCATGGAGCGAGGCGGAACTCGCCGAGTTGGCCTATGAGCAGTCGGCCGACGTGCTCTACCTCTGCCATGCCGATCATCCGCCGCAGAAATTGAGCCGCACCGGCGCGTCGACCTTCGCGCTGGCGGCGCTCGATCTCGACGAAGGGCCGTTTGAGGATCAGAATATCGACGAGACGGTGACGATGACGACGAGCGGCGTCAGCGGCGCCATCACCATCACGGCCAGCTCTGCGCTGTTCGAGGCGGGCGACGTCGGCGGGCTGATCCGGATCGAGACGCAGGATCTCAACGTCGCGGCGTGGGAGCCCGGTCTCGAGGTGACGTTCGGAGAATATCGGACGTGGAACGGGCGCGTGTATCAGATGTCGGGCGGCACCGATCGCACCGGCACGGTTGCGCCGACCCATGCGTCGGGCACCGAATGGGATGGCTCCGGTTCGGGGACAGATATCAACGACAAAGGCCCCTATGGCGTGCAGTGGACCTATGTCCATGATCGGTGGGGGATCGTTCGGATCACGGCCTTTACCGACAGCACCCATGTGACCGCGACGGTGCTGCGCCGCCTGCCCTGGCTGACGGGCGGCACCGCGACATGGCGCTGGTCGTTCGGCGCCTTTTCGCCTCGTCGTGGGTGGCCGCATTATGTGACGATCTGGAATGAGCGGCTGACCTTCGCGAAAAACGCGACGGTCTATGCGTCGGTGGTCGGCGATTACGAGAATTTCGCGGAAACCAACTCGATCGGCGAGCAGACCGCCGATCAGGCGATCCGGGTATCGGTCCCTAACCCCAACATCATCCGATGGCTGGCGGCCGATCGCGAGCTGCTGATCGGGACGGCGCGCGCGGAACATGTGCTCAAGGCCCAGTCCACGGCGCAAGCGCTCGGGCCGAAGAACGTCAGGATCGACACGCAATCGACCTATGGGTCGGCGATCGCGCGGCCGATCCTGACCGACGGGCGGCTGCTGTTCGTGCAGAAAGCGCGACGGAAGATCGAGCAGATCGACTATTCGGTCGAGCGCGATCGCAACGAAGCGACCGACCTGACCCGCTTCGCCGAGCATATCGGCAAGAACCGGATCATGGAGATGGCGTTCGCGCAGGAGCCCGACCGGCATCTGTGGGCGGTCGACGCGGCCGGATCGCTGCTCGCCTGCATCTACGAACCCGCCGACCAGGCGCTCGGATGGGCGCGGCGTCCGCTGGGCGACGGCCTGCTCGCCAAGAGCATATGCCGCTGCACCGATCCGGCCGGCGAACTGGATCAGATCTGGATCTACGCCACCTATGGCACCGCGCATTTCATCCTGCGAATGGACCCGATCTGGCAGAGCGGCAACGATCAGGCCGACGCCTTCTTCGTCGATGCCGGCCTGAGCTATTCGGGCAGCCCGATCGCGACCGTCGGCAATCTCGATCATCTCGTCGGCGCCGAGGTCGACGTGTTGGTCGATGGCGCCAGCCATCCCCGCCGCGTCGTGTCGGCCGAGGGCACCGTCACCCTCGACGCGCCGGCCCGCAAGGTGCATGTCGGTCTACCCTACGCGGGCCGGATCAAGACGCTGCGCTATGAGGCAGGCGGCGAGGACGGGACGAGCCAGGGCAAGATCAAGCGGATCAACCGCGTCACGCTGCGCGTCGCGGAGACGCTGGGCATCAAGATACAGGTGCAGGGCGGCGACGATGTGATCCTCGAAAACCGGCTCGATCTTGTGCCGATGGATCAGGCGCCGCCGCTGTTCAGTGGCGATTTCGTGTTCGAGGCGATCGGCGACTATGACCGCGACGCGCAGGTGGTGATCGAACGCGTCGCGCCCCTGCCCTCCACGATCCTGTCGATCATGCCGACGATCACGGTGGGCGAACGATGATCGAGATCCGCGACTTCGATCCGGCCGACCTGATGCTATTGCCGGTCCAGCCCGGCCAACAGGGCGACGTCGGCCTGCTCGACGGCGGCGCGCAGATCCTTGCGATGGCGCGCGGAGGGCCGGCCTTCACGGCGTGGCGGGATGCGCAGCCGATCGCCTGTGCCGGCCTGTACGAGAACCATGCCCGCTGGGCGACGGCGTGGGCGGTGCTCTCGCCGATGGCGCCGGCCGAGTTGCTCGCGATCACGCGGCGTTGCAGGGCGGCGATCGCGGCGAGCGGCTATGCGCGGATCGACTGCCTCGTGCGGCGCGGCTTCGCCGCCGCCCGCGAATGGGCATGGATGCTCGGCTTCGCGCAGGAAACGACGCTCGGCCAGATCTGGCCGGATGGCGGCGATGCCCTTCTTTTCGCGCGCTTCAAGAGGAACGACTGATGGCGGTAGCCGCACCGATCGCGCTGGGGCTGATGGCGGCCGGCCAGCTCTACAGTGGCATTTCCTCGGCCGACCAGATGCGCGACAATGCCGCGATCCTGAAAGAAAATGCGCGGCGGACCGAGCTGACCGGCGCGCTCAACGAGGCGGAGGTCGCGCGCGAGGCGCGGGCCGCGCAGGGCGAGGCGATCGCCCAGCAGGGGGCGAGCGGTGTCGAGCTGGGCACCGGCAGCGCATTGGAGATGCTGCGCCAGAACGCGATCAACGCCGAATTCGACAAGCTCAACATCCGCACCCGCGCGGCCGGCGAGGCGGCGAACCTGCGCAGCGAGGCCAAGCAGCTCCGTAAACAGGCGACGGCGACGTTGATCGGCAGCGCGATCAGCGCGGGCGCGAGCGTGCTGATGGGCTCGAGCATGTTGGGCGGTGGTAGTGGCGCCGCCGGTGCGGCAGGTAGCGGCGCCGCGGCGCCGGGGATCTCCGCCGGTGCCGCCTATCGGATGCCGATCGGATCGAGCCCGTTCGGGATGGGACCGCTGCGATGACGAACCCGATCTACGAGAGCCAGACGCGCCCATCGGCAATGCCGCTCGAACTGCGGCGCGGCCCCGCCCCCGGCGCGATCGTCGGCGACGCCGTCGCGGACTTCGGCCAGACGATGCTGCGGGCCGAGCTGGTCGACCGGCAGCGCGAGCGGGCCAGTGCGGCGGCCGATCGATCAGTGGCCTTTGCCCAGATGCAAGCGGATATCGACGGCGAGCTGCAGCAATTGAAGCTCGACACGCCAGCGGACGGATCGGGCTATGAGGAAAAGGCCAACGCGATCGTCGAGCGGCGCACCTCGGCGTTCGTCGATACGCTGGCGGATCCGCAGATCCGCAACGCCTTCCTCCCTGACGTCGCCCGCCTGCGCGCGAACAGCCTGACGTCCGCCTCTGCCTATGCGATCGAGCGCCGGGGCACGAAGCTGGTCACGGACGAAGAAATCGCCACGGCCACGCTGGCCAATAATCTGGGCCGCGCGCCGAGCGATGCGAACTGGGAGTTGTTCCAGCAGCTCACCGACAAGCGGCTCGCGCAATATGGCGGAATGCTGCCGGCGGCGGCGATCGACGAGCTGCGTCGCAAATCGTTGGCGACGGGCGCCATCGCCTATGCCGAGGGGCTTGCGCCGGAAGCGCGAAAGACGCTGATCGACAGCGGCAAGCTCGACAGCGTTCTATCGGCCGAGAAGATGCTCGCGCTGCGCAGCGGGACCGACGTCGATCTCCGGCGCGAGGCGGCCGAGCAGCGCGCGCTGGCGAGCCAAGCGAAGGCGGAGACGCGCGAGCAGCTCGCCACCATCGAGGCCACGCTGGACGCTGGAACAGGCAAGCCGCAGGAATGGGATGCCCTCGCCGAGCGCTATGCGGCGATCGGCGACACGTCAAAGGCGGTCGCCCTCCGCGCGAAGGGCGCATCGGCGGCCGCCGCGATTCAGTATCGCGGCCTGACCGTGCCGCAGCTCGACGCCAAGCTCGCTGAGCTGAATGTACTCGAGGCGAAGAATGGCGGCTTGAGCGCCGCCGAAAACAGTCTGCGAACCGGCCTGCAGGACGTGCGCAAGACGGTTTCGAGCCTCCTGGGACAGTCGCCGCTGCTGGCGGCCAGCTATTCGGCGGGCGCCGCGGCGCCCGCACCAATCAACTGGAGCGATCCAGCGACGATCGAGGCGCGGCGCACGTCGGCGCGGGCGGCGGCGCGGCGCTACGGCCAGATCGACGTCAAGCCGCTGATGCCCGACGAGATCGAGCAGATGCAGGCGATCTATCGGGCCGAGGGCGGCAAGCAAGCCGTGCTCGACCGGGTGCGCCTGTTCGGCGACGATGCCGGCAGCGCGGCGCGCCAGGTGACCAACGATCTGAGCTTCATTCATCTGGCGGACCTGTCGGCGGGCGGCCTTGCCGGGCGGAGCGCGGCGGCCGACGCTATCGCCGGCGAGCAGGTGCTCAAGACGAACGCGACGATCTGGCCAGCGGGCGTGAAGGCCGATGCGCAGACGGCGTGGCAGAAGATCGCGCCGATGTTCGCCACCGCACCGGGGCTCGGCAATGCGATCTACCAGAACGCCAAGTCGATCTACGCGATCGAAAGCGTTCGGGCGGGCGATCTCGACCAGACCGGGCTGAATGAGGAACGGTGGCGCGGGGCGCTCGATCGCGCCGCCGGCGGCGACGGTCGCGGCCGTGGCGGGATCGTCGGCATCAACGGCAGCTCCACGATCGTTCCCGAGGACATGACCAAGGACGATTTCGTCAAGCTGCTTGCGCGCGCGCCGGCCGATGCCTGGCCCAAGGCCGCGCAGGGTCGCAACGCCTATATAGGCGGACGCAAAGCCACCCTGGGCGAGATCCGGGGCGCGGTGCCTGTTCCGATGGCGGGCGGGCGGTACGCCTTCCGGATCGGCAATGGCGTCGTGACGAACAGCCAGCATCAGCCCTGGACGATCGACATCGCGATCCTGCGGGGCGACCGATGAGCCTGCTCAACGGCTTCGCGCTCGAGCAGGACGCGGGGCTTGCGCAGCTTCCCCAGGCCGAGCCGCCGATCCGCGAAACGGGCTTCCTCGAGAATGTCGTCGCCGGCTTCCGCGCCGATCGCGCCGGTCCCGACATGGGATCGAACAACGCGCGCTACACGTTCGATGTCCATGGGCGGATCGCCGACGCGTTGCGCCAGCGCGGCTATAGCCTCGACAATTATTCGGTGGTGGCGGCCCGGCTCAACCGGCAGCGCCTCGCGCGCGGCGACCAGCCCGATTTCCTCGCGATGATGAGTGTCGACGCCGACGGCGCGATGTGGCGGGCGCTGGCGGCTGAGCGGAAGAAGGATCCGGCGTTCCTCGCGGATCTCGGCGACGTGCGCGATCTCGACAGTCTGGATCGGCATGTCGTGGTGGCGCGAAATCGCGACCTTGCCGCCGCCGAGCAGGTGCAGCGCGGAGCGACCGGCCTCGGCAAGGTCGGTGCGCTGATCGGCGGGCTCGGTGGCGAGTTGACCAAGCCGGAAACATTCATTCCGATCGGGGGCGGTGCGACGGCGACGGCGAGCGTCGGACGCCAGATCCTGTCGACCGCAGTGCGGGAGGCGGCCGCCAACGCCGTGGTGACGGTGGTGGGCGAGCCTTTGGTCGGGATTGACGCCGAACGGCTCGGCATCGATCGGACCATGGGCGATTTCGCGGCCGACGTCGCGATGTCGGCGGGCGCCGGCGCGGTGTTGGGCGGCGGTCTCAAGACGGTGGAGATCGGCGCGCGCCGCCTGCCCGGCGCTGCCGCCGATACCCGCGAAGCCCTGCTAGGCCGCTATTTCGACAGTCTGCCCGAGAGCGTCCAGCGGCGGATGCTCGAAGCCGGCACGCTCGATCAGCGCGCCGATGCGGCGATCGTGCCCGAGCTGCTCGGCGCCGATCGGCTGACGCCGGACGAGCGCGCGGCGGTCCATGTCCTCAACTATGACGCGGACGTGCGGGAAAGCAGCCCGTTCAAGCCGAGCCCCGAGGCCGACAAGCTCCACGGCCAGCGCCTCGCGGCAGCGATCGACGCGCTCAACGCCGGCGAACCGCTGCCGCAGTTCATGCCCGCGCGCCGGCCAGCGTTCGGTTCGCAGACCGCGCTGTCGAGCAATAACCGCGATATCGCCGCGCGGATCATCATGGCCGAAAGCGGCGGAAAGGCAACGGCGCGCAATCCGGTGCCCGGCCAGAGTGCAAGCGGTCTCGGCCAGTTCATCGACGAAACCTGGCTGTCGGGCATCAAGAAATGGTTTCCGGCGGTCGCGCGCGGCAAGACGGACCCGCAGCTCCTCTCGCTCAAGACGGATCCGCTGCTCGGCCGCCAGATGACCGAGCGTGCGGTCGAGGAATATGGTCGCGTGCTGGGGCGTGCGGGCCTGCCCGTCACGGCCGACAACGCCTATCTTATCCACTTCCTCGGCCCGCGCCGCGGGCTCGCGATGATCCACGCTCCCGCCGTGCTCGAGGTGCGGCGCCTGCTGCCGGCGGACGTGATCGCGGCCAACCGGCGCGTGCTCGAGGGAAAGACGGTCGGCGATGTGAAGGCATGGGCCGCCCAGCAGATGGGACAGGAAGCGCCGTCGCATCTGGATTTCGCACCGGACGCCGGCGACGGGGTGGAGCTGCGGGCCGAACCGTTTCACGATGACGGCGAGCGTCGCGCGGCCGAGACGGTGCTGTATGGCAGCGATCGCGGGCCTTTCGGCCCGATCCATCGCGACCTGGCCGGCGACTGGTCGGCGACGGTCGAACGGCTGCGGGCCGCCGGGACCGGCGAAGTTCCCGGCGCGCTCGAGCATCCCGAGGTCGGGCCGATCGACGTCATCTGGGGGAATGAGAAGGGCGGGCTCCGCCACGTCATCGAAAAGCATCCGGATATCGTCGCGGATCTCCCCGAACTGCTGTCGACCATGGAGGTGGTCCAGCGGTCGCCGAACCGGATCCAGCTCGCGGACGCCGAGCACCATGCGACCGTGCGCCTCGATTATGACGGCGAGCAGAAAAGCTGGTTGTTGACGGCGTTTCGTCGGGAAGAAACCCCGGCGCGGGCGGAGGACAGACGTGCCGGCGCAGGTGAGCAGGACGGCTCCCCTGCTCTCGGGGCTGCCCGGAATATAGGCTCAGGGCGCCGTCGCGGCAAGCCGCAGCGCGACGAGGGGCCGACCGACCTGCTGACCCAGATCGCTCGGTGGGGCGGCGTGCGCAATGACGAAGGCCATGACCTGGCGCGCACGGGCGGGCTCGGCAACCGGATGACGCGCGGGGGCCGCGTGCTCACCCGCAACGGCCTGTCGATCGACCAGCTCGGCGAACGGTTATGGGAAGCCGGATGGTTTCGCGAGCGGCCCGAGGTGGCCGACGTGCTGGATCTGATCGATGAGGCGGTCAGCCTCGGCAAGCTCTATCGCCCCGAGGATCGGCCGATCGTCGCGGAGCGGCTGCGCGCGCTCGACGACGGCAGCGACGAGATCCTGTCGATGCTGTCGGACGCTGCCCGCCTGCAGGGCGTGGATCCCGACCCCGAGCTGCTGGCGGACGCGATGGCGCGGATGCGCCGGGGCGAGGATGCCGACGATGCGCTGATCGGCGCGATCAACGGCCGCTTCCGCGACGAAATGGCGGCCTCGGCCGACGAAGGGGTGGCAACGCCGGATCCGGCGGGGATGATGGAGGCGGCCGATTGGGATCGGGTCGGCGAGCTGCGCGACAGCCTTTCCGGGTGGGACGATCCCGACGGAGTGGCGGCGGTCGATCAGGCGATGTCGATCGAGCATGACCTGCGCATGGCGCTGGAAGCCGAGGGCGGTCAACGCTTCCTGCTCGACGACGGCGGCGATGATCGATCGCTCGGCCAGATCCTCGACGATGCCGACAAGGATGCGGCGGCGTCCGACGCGATGCGCGCCTGCTTGACCCCCATGAACGGAGCAGTCGAATGAGCCTCGCAGCGTGCATCCCTGGCCTCGTCGAAAGCGGCCAGCTCAGCCAGGAACAGGGCGATCGCGCGCTCGAGATCTACGGACGCCTCCGCCGGCAGCACGCGCGGAACATGGGCGCCGAGGCGGCCGATGCGATGGCGAGCACCGAAACGGTCGAGGCGCTGGCGCGCGCGGCCGCCCAGAAAAAGCGGCAAACGCTGTTGCAGGTCGCCGCCCAGAAGCGCGCCATCGTCGACATGGCCGGGTTCAAGGACGGCAAGGATCCGGGCGGCGCCGCGATCGCGCTGTTCGATCATGTCGAGGGCGCCAGCTATGCCAATGTCGAGGCGCAGCGAAAGGCGATCCTCGGGCAGGCGCATGCGCGGATGGATGCGGTGATCCAGCACTTCAAGCGCAGCGCGTTCAGCCGCGCGCGCAACGTCGCGGACATGGCCGATGTGGTGCGCGAGCTGTTCGGCGTGCGCACCGGCAATGAGACGGCCGCGACCCTCGCGGCAGCTTGGACGGACGCGGCCGAGATGCTGCGCCACCGCTTCAACGCCGCCGGCGGCGCGATCGGCAAGCTCGACCGTTGGGGATTGCCGCAGAGCCATGACAGCATGCGGGTCCGCGATGCCGGCTTCGCGGCGTGGCGCGACTTCATCGCGCCGCTGCTCGACAGGCGGCGGATGATCGACGACGAGACGGGGCAGCCCTTCGACGACGATGCGCTCGACCAGGCGTTGCGGAACGTGTTCGACACGATCCGGACCGATGGATGGATCAAGCGCACACCGGGCGGCCAGACCGGGCGCGGTAAGCTGGCAAACCAGCGGCAGGAACATCGCTTCCTGCATTTCGCCGATGCCGATGGGTGGATGGCCTATAACGAGCGGTTCGGGACGCGGAACCCGTTCGAGGCGATGATGGGGCACCTCGAGGGGATGAGCCGCGACATCGCGCATATGGAGGTGCTCGGCCCCAATCCCAGCGCTACAGTCAAATGGCTGCAGGACGGCCTCGCCAAGTCGGCTGCGCTCGACGGCGGCGAGAAGCTCCTCGATCGGCTGCGCGGGGCGAGCAACCGGATCGAGAAGCTCTATGAGGCGACGAGCGGCGCGATGAACTCGCCCGTCAATGCGACATGGGCCCGCCGGCTCGGCACGGTGCGGTCGCTACTCACTTCGGCGATGCTCGGATCCGCGTCGCTGTCGGCGATCACCGACGTCGGTTTCCAGCGGCAGATCCGCGCGTTCAACGGCCTTCCGCAGATGCGCGCGCTGACCGGCTATCTGTCCCAGCTCAAGGGAGCGAACCGGCGAACCGCCGTCCGCGCCGGCCTGATCGCCGAGGAAGCGAGCAAGATGATGGCGGCGCAACACCGCTACACGCTCGACAGCCATGTTCAGCGCTGGGCGGGCATCCTGAGCGACAACGTCATGCGCTGGTCGGGGCTGTCCCCTTGGACGCAAGGCGGCCGCTGGGCCTTCGGGATGGATTTCCTCGGCGCACTGGCGGACAGGTTCGATCAACGCTGGAGCGATATCGAGCCGCCGCTGCGCGGGGCGATGGAGCGCTACGGCTTCGACGAGACAGAGTGGGACAGCCTGCGATCGACGCCGCTGCATGAGGAGGAGGGAACGTCGTTCCTGCGCCCGCAGGACATCGCCGATCATCGCGTCGCCGACCGGATGCTGCGCATGGTGCTGACCGAGACCGATTTCGCGGTGCCCACCGCGACGGTGCGGGCGCGATCGTTCCTCAATGCCGACAGGCCGGGCACCTTCTGGGGCGAGGTCACGCGCAATGTCGGGCTGTTCAAGTCGTTCGGCGTGTCGATGATCATGACGCACGCGGCGCGCGCGGCCTCACTGGGCGCGACGTCCGCCGCTGGCTATGCGGCGTCGCTGTTCATCACGACGTCGCTGCTCGGCGCGCTGGCGATCCAGGCGAAGGAAATCAGCAAGGGCAAGGATCCGCGCCCGATGGATAGCGGCGACTTCATCGGCGCTGCCATCCTGCAGGGTGGAGGCTTCGGCGTTTTCGGCGACTTTCTCAGCTCGGCGGAGAGCCGGTTTGGTGGCGGCCCGCTCGAAACGGCGGCCGGTCCCGTTGCCGGTCTCGCCGTCGACCTGACCAACATCAGCGTCGGGAACCTGTTCAAGCTCTATCATTCGCTCACTGGCCGCAATCCCGATGGGTCGCGGCCTAAAGGTCCGAACCTAGGCCGCGACGCAGTGAAACTCGCTCAGCGCTACACACCTGGCTCGTCGCTCTGGTACGGACGCCTCGCCTTCCAGCGTCTGATCCTCGACACGATGCAGGAATGGACCGATCCGGACTATCGCGCGGCCTTCTCTCGGATGGAGCGCCGGGCACATGAGCAGGGCCAGGAATATTGGTGGCGGCCGGGCCGGATGACGCCCGATCGCGCGCCGGATCCCGAGACGCTCACGGCCGAGGAATAGGCTAGGCGGGAGTCCGCCGACTTGATATAAGCCCGGAACAGGAGGGCCGCACTCCCTCTCCAGATCACGACTTCCCGCGCCCGGCGCGGGCGGTCGCGTCTGGGGGAAAGTGCGATGACGGTCAGCACGACCGAATGCCTGATCAGCTACACGGAAAGCACGGCAACGGAATATCCGGTGCCGTTCCGTTTTCTGTCGGCAAGCGATCTGGTGGTTGTCCGGCGGATCGACGGCATCGACGTTCCCCTCGATCTCGGCAGCGACTACAGCGTCTCCGGGGCGGATGCCGAGACCGGCGGCATGGTGACGCGGCTGATCGATGCGGCGGAGGGCGCCGCGCTGATCATCCGACGGGCGACGCCCGAAATCCAACCCACAGATTACGTCGCGAACGATCGATTTCCGGCGGAAAGCCATGAGCGTGGCCTCGACCGGGTCACGCTCATGAGCCAGGAAAGCCGGGAAATCGCGAGCCGAGCATTGACAGTGCGCCCCGGCGAAAGCGGGATCGAGCTTCCCCTCGCCGGCGACCGCAAGGGCCTGTATCTCGCCTTCGACGCGGCCGGGCGGCCGGTTCCGGCCTTGGGGACCGGCGCGGATCTCGGGCTGCGGGGCGACCTGGCGGAGCCGTCGGGCTCAGCTCTTCTAGGCTACGATCCGGGATCGATCGGCAGCGAACCGCGGGTTCTCGTGGACAAGCTGCGCGAGCGGATCGACGTCGAGGATTATAGGCTTGCCACCGATACGAGCGACGCGGGAACAATCCAGCGCGCGCTGGATGCCTTGCCGGCCGACGGCGGTACGCTTCATTTCGCTAATGGGCGAAGCTATCACCCCAACAAGGCCCTGTTTGTCGCCAACAAGAAGCGCGTTATCCTCGAGGGCAACGGCGCGAGCCTGACACGCGCTTTCGTCGGAGCCGCGGCCGAGGCCAACGTCATCGAGTTCATTATCTGCGAACTCGTCGTCATGCGGAATTTCGGGATCTCGGGCGAAAACGAGACCTACGGCGGCCTCGAGTCCGACTCCCACAATATCGGGGTCTATGGCTGCAAGCGGGTATTGCTCGAGAATGTCGTCAGTGCCTACGCGGTGTGCGACGGCCTGTATGTCAATCGCTTCCTCGCTGGCACCACCCGCCACGGCGTAACGTCGATCGCGACCTACGTCACCGAACATGTGACGCTGATCAACTTCCATTCCGACTATAGTTTCCGCCAAGGCTACAGCGAGATCGCTGCAAAGTCGCTGACCGCGATCGAATGCTCGTTCAACAACACCGGGCGCAGCAGCGCGGGCGGCACCGCGCCCAACGCGGGCGTCGATCTGGAAAGCAATGTGGGCGGCATCTATGCGCCCGACAGAGCGACCTTCATGGGCTGCGACTTCATCAACAATGTCGGGGCCGGCCTGACCGGCGACCATCGCGGCTGCACCCTAGAGCTTATCAACTGCCTGATCGAGCGCAACGGAAGCAACGGCCTTCGGTCGTTCAGCCCCAATGCGGTCGCACGCCTCTGCATCTTCCGGGCGAACGGCGTCGGCGGAGGATCGCCGAGAGCGCAGGTCCAGTCGATCGATACGGCTTCCGGCGTGAAGGTGCGCGCGACCTGGCTTCTCGACAATTGCATCTTCGAGGCGGCCGTCTGGGGAGACTTCCAGATCGTCGAGGGAGTGGCCGCACGGATCAAGCAATGCCGCTTCGAGGGCGGAGCCAACTTCGCGATCCGCGTCGGGACGAACGTCGTGACGCGTGCACTCCAGGGGGCCATCGAGATCGAAGACGTCTATATCGCCGGCAAGACGTCGGACAGCCCGCCGGGATCGCCTGCATATGTGATGCTGAGCGGCGCACAGGTTCCGATCTCGATCAAGAACCTTGCGCTCAACCAGCAGATCGTTCGGCTCGGCAACACAACCAACGGCAGCGCCACGGTGCTATCGGTCCAGAACACGTTCGCCCTCAAGGTCGGCATGGGCGTTTCCGGATCCGGCATTCCTGGCGGCACGACGATCGCGACGATCGATCCAAACGGAAGCACGATCACCCTGTCGGCAGCGGCCACGGCGACCGCCTCCAACGTCACGCTCGAATTCAGCTCGGCTACCCCGCTTACGACCGGGCTCACGCTCGGCACGCCCGCCGACCTTCAGGAGGTCGTCGGCGTCGATTTCAAGGGCACCGGTTGGGTGACGAAGCAAGACGGCGGCATGCTGCGGGCGAAATACATCGCCAACAACAAGGACGATGGCGTCATCAACGATGCCTATAACCTGGCCGGCTCAGCGACCTATGATCCGCCGTCGATCGCGGACGGGGATGCGGCGTCGACCACCGTCACCGTCACCGGGGCCGCGCTGGGCGACTTCGCCGAGGTGTCCCTGTCGGTCAGCAATCAGGGGCTGATCATCGGCGGACGCGTGACGGCGAGCAACACCGTGACGGTCCGCTATCAGAACGAAACCGGCGGCGCGATCGACCTCGCGAGCCATACGATCAGCATCAAGGTCAGGAAGAAGTGAGCGCCATGGACATCCGGGAGCAATATGCGCGTGCGATCGCGACCTGGCGCGGGGCAGACCCCGATGCGCCGATCACGATGGAGAAGCTGCAGGCGGTCGTCCAGATCGCGCCGAGTGAAGAACTGAGCGACGAGGAGTTGCAGGCGCGTCTCGACGCAGCCCAGCAGAACCCGGTCGCCATGTCGGTGCGTTTCGAGCAGGCGTGGCAGGGATATCTCGATATCGCCGATACGCTGCTTGCGTTGAGCGCGGCCGATGCGCCGGGCGGAGCGGAATGAACGACATCCTCGCCCAGCTCATCACGGCCGGCCCGCTCGGAGTATTCGTGGTGTTCCTGATCGTCGACCGCCAGCGCGCCGACAAGATCGCCGCGGCCGAACGGGAGCGGCGCGACAAGCTCGACGCCGAGCGGATCGAGACGGATCGCGAGCTGGCCGCCTCGATGGCGACGCTCGCGACACTCATCAACGGGCTGTCGCGATGAGACTGCCGGTATCCGAAGCGGTCGCGGCCCGGCGAACGGCCGGTCTGATGGTGGCGCGCGCGGTCGAGGATCTCGGCCGCGATCTCGGGGTGGCCGGCCATCTCAATCTCGCTTTTCCGATCAAGGCCGGAGTTCCGGCGGACATGGCGGCGCTTCTAGGCAAGCTGGGATCGCCGAGCGACAAGGGGGAACGCTGATGTGGAAATGGGATCAGTCGGCCGGCGAGCTGTATCATGACGGCAAGCTGGTTTCACGCGGCTATTCGGGGCGTGATCGCGGCAAGAACAACCCGGCGATGCAGGCGGCGGTGGGGATCGGCCCGATCCCGCGCGGCCGTTGGATCATCGGCGCGCCCTATGACAGCAAGAACACGGGGCCGTTCACGCTGATGCTCGATCCGGCGCCGGGAACCAACACGCTCGGCCGATCGGCCTTCCGCATCCATGGCGACAGCATCAAGAACCCCGGCACGGCGAGCCATGGCTGCATCATCCTTCCGCCGCAGGTCCGCCGCCAGATCTGGAACAGCGGCGACCGCGATCTGCTGGTGGTCGAGTGATGCTCGGCTATCTCAAGCGGCGTCTGTCGGAACGGTCGACCTGGGCGGCGATCGGCGTCGCCGTCACCGGCGCGGCCGCGCTCGCTTCACCCTATAGCTGGATCGTGATCGCGGCGGGCGTGATCGGCGTCCTCGTGCCGTCGCCGAGTAGCGACGATCGCGGCTGATCGGCCATACCCGCAAAATCGCCAGGAGGAGTCCAATGAGCATAGGTGGCGACGCGGAGGCTGCCATACACCGGATCGTGCCACAAACGCGCCTGGCGAGTCTCGTGGCGAAGATTTTGCCCTATCTGCTGCTCGCCATCGTTGTCGGCGTCGCGATCTGGTGGATAATGATCCGCCCAACCCAGCTCGCACGCGATGGCGCGCAGGCGAAGATGGACAGCGCGATCCAGTCAGGCGCGACCAAGGCGGCGACGGGCGCGCTCAAGATCACGGTGGACGTTCAGGGGCAGCGCGCCGCGATCGATGCCCAAACGAGGAGCAACCAAGATGCGATCCTGTCAGCCGCGGGCGCGAGTGCGCCTGTCGACCCTGCTGTCTATTCCGCTCTGCATGACGCTCTGTGCATGCGGGCCGCGTATCAGTCTGAGCCGGATTGCGCCGCCGTGCGCGCCGCTGGTCGAGGCGTCGGGGCTGCTGCAGCCGACACCGGGAGCGGCGCGGCCATCGACCCCGGCGATCGGTGA